TAACCAGTAATAAGCAAGGCTCTTTTTATAAAGGGCTTTTTTTATGTTAAAATTATCTGATTAAAGGCTTATTAGAGGGTTATATGCCAAAAAGTAGTACAACACTTAAGCAAGGCGACAAGCTACCCAATAGGGGCCGTGGCAACAAAGGCAAGGTGCTTGAGGGGATTATGGCCGCCATACCTGTATGCGCCTCACCAGAAGAAGCAGAGAAGGAATATTTTAAGCGTGTTGCTTTGAGAGCTTTTGATGCAGACGACCAATCAAGTCCCATGCTTCTTAAGTTACTAGGGGATAAAGCGTGGTCTAATGTAAAGCCTTCTCTTGACCCTGTTCAATTTGATTTCCCAATGAATGGCACGCCAGCCGAAAGAGCGTTTGCTGTTGTTGATGCAATATCCAAAGGGGCACTATCCCCTGATGTAGGCGCTATGATTGTTGGCATTGTAAAAGATGCAATAGTTATTGAAGAATCCACGGTATTAAAAGAGCAGCTCGAAGAAGTTCGCAAAGTATTGGAGATGGCGTAATTGACTAGACCTATGTCCAAAGAGGTGTCTAGGCTTTCAGAGATGGCGCTTGCCCAGTCTGGAAAGCTGGAGCCTTCTGTTTATGGTGTTGTTGATAGAGTTGATAAAGTTGATGGTAAGCTAGTCCCGCACTTTATCAGGCGATGGAAGGGAACGATAGGCAAGATGGTTGCTACAACCGAAGAGCCGACCATTTGCCTAGTGGAAAAGCTAGAGCCTTTAATTCTAAAGCACAAGAAGCACAAAGCTGTTTATGGCGGCAGGGGCGGAACTAAGTCCCGAATGGCTCAAGACTCAGTTGTTGGTGATGTTAACTCATGCGGTTCTAAAGTGTTCGTTATGCGTGAGCGTATGAAATCGCTAGAACAATCTATCTACGCAGGTATTGAGGAGTCTATAAAAAGCCTTGGTGTTGCTGGTTTCCTATCTATTCCTAGTAAATGGCGCATTAAACATAAGACTGGCGGCCTGCTACAGTTTGGCGGTCTTCAAAACGTTATTGATATGAAAGGCGCTAGTAGCTTCAAAATATTCTTAATGGAAGAAGCTGCGCGAACTAAATTAAAAACCATTGATACATTAGGCCCAACACTGCGAGGCATAGACGGCGCAGAACTTTGGTGGTTATGGAATCCAGAAAGCTCAACGGATGCAATGAGCCAAGAATACATTGTTCCCTACCAAGCTGCGCTAGATCGTGATGGATATTACGAAGACGAGTTTCACTTAATCATAAAGGTCGGCTATGAAGATAACCCGTGGTTTGAGTTTGATGAATCGTTACAAACAGAACTTAAAAAAGACCGTGAGAAGATGGGGGATGGCCGCATGTCGAAAAGCCGATTTGATCATATATGGCACGGTGCGTTTAATGATGATATTGACACGTCTGTTATCTGCGCTGATTGGTTTGATGCTTGCATTGACGCTCATATCAAGCTGGGCATTGAAATCAAGGGCGGTAAAGTTGCAGCGTGTGACCCCTCGGACGTAGGCAGGGACGCGACTGGATACGTAGAGCGCCAAGGTATTGTGTTTACTGAGGTGACAGAGATAGACGCAGAGAACGGCAACAGGGCGTTTGATATTGCGTGCCGTAATGCTAAGCAGTTTGGTGCCGACACCTTTGGTTGGGACTGTGACGGCATGGGAGCACTACTTAGAGATCAAGCTGTGGCTGCATTCAAAGGCTCAAACACTCAAACCTTTATGTACAAGGGCAGTGAGGGGGTTCACTTTCCAGATGCGATGTTCAAATCTGATAACACCACTCTAAACTTGAAGGGCCAGAAGGCCAACAAAGACGTGTTCGCTAACAAGAAAGCTCAAAACATTATCTCGTTTGCTGACCGTGTTTTCAAAACTTATGAGGCGGTTGTTCTTGGTAAATATCACAACCCCGAAGATTTAATAAGTTTTTGCTCTAAATCAATCAGTAGCTCTATGATGCAAAAGCTAAGAGCTGAGTCCTGTAAACTGCCGCTTAAACCAAGTGACGCCATACGCTTTTACACAAAAGACGAGATGCGCAAAGGGATAGCCATGCCTGATGGCCACAAGGTTGTAATCCCCTCACCTAACTTGCTAGACGCTTGTGTGTTATCATTCGACAAGTCAAGTGCTATTAATATTTTGCCCAAGGCCGTCATACCAAGACCAATGGGCAGCATGGGAGCGGGAGCCCCTAGAAGAAGATGACCCTAAAACTCAAAGAGCTTAAAGAGCTACAAGACAGCGCCTTTAATAATGGGGTAATTACCCGCGAAGGTGCAGCCGATGATATGGTTTTCTACTGGGTTACTCAGTGGGACGATATAAGCCTTGCAGAAACCGAACTCCAATACCGTGGTGAATTTAATATTCTAAGAAAGGCAGGCCGTCAAATCATGGCAGACCTGCGCGCCAATCCAATTCAACTAAACTTTGACGCCAAAGACCCAGATCGAGAAGACGGGGCCGACTTAGTTGATGGGCTGTATCTGTCTCATGAGCGATTAAACACCTGCCAAGAGGCTTTCAACAACGCAGACGGGGAGGCTATTGTTTGTGGTGTGGGTGCTTATGAGTATTACACAGAGTATGAGAGCAATAACGCGGGAGATATTAAACAGGTCATTCGATGCCGTCCAGTGTACGAGGCTAACGATAATTGTTTCTGGGACCCTAACGCCAAGCTACTAGACAAAGCCGATGCCAAGTTTGTCTCACTGCTAACAATGTATTCTGAAGAGGGCTTTATTGATTTAGCTATTGACCTGACTGGCTGCGATGTTGAAGAAGCCAAGCGGAAGATGTCTAGCTTCTCAGACCCGCAGCAATCCTATGCATTCCCGTGGGCAGCTGGTAAGAATGAGGGTGTCTATGTTGTTACTCTATACAACCGCGAGAAAGTAAAAGACTTTATTGTCACCTTGTCAGACCCAATGGGTGAGCCGTTAACCGTTCGCAAATCTGACCTTGAAGAAATTGAAGACGACCTTATCGAGGCAGGATTTGAATTCGTTGGTGAGAAAGAGATAGAGCGCTGGGAAGTAACCAAATACATTGCATGTGGTAGCGAGATACTAAGCGCTGAGCCTATTGCTGGTGAGTGTATTCCTATTGTGCCGGTATATGGTGAACGCGCATTCATCGAGGGTGAGGAGCATTACGAAGGGATAACTCGACTAGCCAAAGACCCGCAGCGTTTACGCAACTTTCAAATGTCATACCTCGCAGACATTGCAAGCAGAAGCCCAAGACCTAAACCCATATTCAACTCTGAGCAGGTTCAGGGTTTCGAGTTTATGTATGATAAATCAGGGGCCGACAATCAATACCCGTATTATCTAACCAACCGTGTGGCGGGTGATGGTACTGTATTAGCACCAGGTCCAGCTATGATGCCAGAGGCTCAAATACCGCAAGCTCTATCAGCATTGATTGGCCAAACCCGTGAAGCCGTTAACGATGTAGCTAACGCTGGTTTGCCTAATGATATTATGGACACCGACCTTAGTGGTAAAGCTGTTCAGCAATTACAGCAGCGCCTTGATCAGCAATCTATTGTTTACCAAGAGAACCGCAAGCACGCACGCCGCCGTGGTGGTGAGATATTCGCAAGCATGGCCAGCGTTGTTTATGATTCGCCTCGTACTGTTACATTAACCATGCCTGATGGCTCACGCAAGAAAGAGCAAATCATGAGTTCAGTCACCGACAAAGAGAGCGGTGAGTTGGTTATGTTGAATGACATTACCAATCTAGAGTTTGAGGTTTACGCAGACATAGGCCCAAGTTATTCAAGCAAGCGAGAGCAGACACTAGAGCAGCTAGAGAAGATGGCAGGCAATGCCGCAGCCCTTGGTGATGCCGCCATGGCTAAGATGCTATTGCTTAAGCAGATGACCTTAGTGGACGGTATCGCGTTTGACGATATACGCGAACACTCACGCAATGAGCTAATTTTGATGGGTGTTGTTAAGCCTGAAACCCCAGAAGAAGAACAGCTTATTGTTAATCAGCAGCAGCAAGCACAAGCCCCTGATCCAATGATGGTAGCGGCACAGGCAGAACAAGCCAAAGCT